CATCATCTCTGTCCATCTCAGCTTGACGGGCTTTGATCTTGTTCCAAACATCAATCTTGCCTGTTTGCATGAACAACATCTTTAGTTCTTCTTCAAAGGCTCTGGCTTGCTCTAATGCCATCTCGATCTGGAGAGCAGCACCCATATTCGAGCCTTTCTTCTCCCTCTTTGCTTGAAGCATAGCCTTTGTTGCGGTTGACTTGGCATCAAACATCTTGCCAATCATGGGCGCAAGACCGCCTAGGTCATTGGCTACCTTACTAGCCTTCTTGACCATGCTAATGGCGCTTTGGAGGCCATTTAGGGCGCTTATGGGGTCTATCATTTCTTTCTTTCCCACTTCAGGCAAATAACCTTTCGGTTATACACATCACCTGTCCATGTCCACTTAACACATCGGTATTCTGCTTGTAGTGCGAGTACAAGCAACCAACTCACTTCTCAGCTTCCTTGCGAGCAATCTTGAGATGTTGGTGTTTGAACCAGATATTAGCCACTAGACCAATAAAACCGATCACAACACCACAGAGTGCACCAAATTCATTAGCTGATAAACCAAAGAAAACAGCACTACCAGCACCACCATAGGTAGCTACTGATGATGCCTTTGTTGCAACATCATCCATATCATTCCTCGTCTTTCGGAATTTGTGCTTCAGCTTGTTCCTTGATCTTGAGAATCAAAGGCCAAACTCCTGACTTGCTAGGCAGTTCGCCAAGAGTCTGCAAGATAAAGTTAATCTCGTTTACTTCTAACTCTAGCTTCATTCTGCGCTCCACGGAGTTCCGACAGCTTTTACAGGGTTCTTTAGCAAAGCAATCTGAGTCGCCAAAGAAGCCTCTGTCGATGCTTTGTCAACAGACTCCCACACCCATGACAAAACTTCAGCTTCTGTGAGTGACGCATAGGGTATGGCAGGAGTTCCTTCAGCCCATGAGACTGTTGCGTAGGCAGAGGCAGAGTGTTCGCCATCTACTGCTGTGCAACTCCAATGCGCAACAGAAACGAATCCGTCTGCTGTGTTGCTTTCAAGTGTGTTGATTTTCCAAGTTACTGACATGATGTTTTCCTTAAATAATGTGTGAGAAAAGATAAGCAACACTACTCCAAAATGCTATTAGAAGCATTGAAATTGTGAGGTAGATTTGCTTGTTTGTCATAGTCCTGCGGCTGATAAACGCTGACGCAAAGATTGAATTTCCTTGACTAACATTGGCACAAGTTTGGAATAGTCAACGCCCCAAGTTTCTGTAACTTCTGCACCATCATCGCCTTTTCTTACAGCTTGAGGGGCTACATTAAACAACTCTTGAGCAATGACACCATATTTAACAGTATCATCATTTGAAACCCAACCATGAGAAACAACATTGATTGCATCTATATCTGAACCAGCATCAGAAGCAGAAACAATGTTTGTTTTCAATCGTCTGTCAGATGAAGTATTGTAGGCAATAGTTGTGCTATTTGTTTGACTAATAGAACCGTTACCACCACCAGAACTATTTTCAAAAGATACAAAAACACCTGTTGCTGTTGCGCTAGTGTTTCTTAAAGTGATGCCAAAGTTACTGGATTGATTAAATCCAACATTGATACGACCTGGACCTCCATAAGTACTCGTAGTCCCAACCAGCAAGTTACCGCTTGAGTCTATACGGGCACGCTCTGAACCATTGGTGTAGAAGGCCATAAGCCCGCCATAGCCAGAGTATCCAGAAGTCAGTCGCATCTCACCAGTAGAACCATTCATGCTTACTGAACCACGCTCAGACGCTGAAGTGCTAAATGCCAACTTAACTGTTACTGAACCAGAACTATCATCACCAATGGTTAAACCAGAACCTGAAATTGGACTTGTAGTGCCGATGCCAAGTCGCCCAGACGAATCCAGAGTCATCGCCTGAGTAAAGGTAATGGCGTTTCCTGCTGTGCCTGATGGGGCGTTGAACCAACGATGTTGTCCAGCAGTTTGAACATAATTAGTTGAACTTGCGGTTGCACCATACTTGTAGCCAGCGTTGTAGTAATAGTTATTACCAAACTCAGCGGCATTGCTATACCCAAACATTGATAGTCCACCTGCGCTACCAATTTGCAATGCTTGATAACCACTCCAAGCACTAGGAGCAACGCCCAGACCTAGATTGCCTGAGGAGTCGAGGGTTAACTTATCACTTCCACCTATTGCAAATGATTGGTAGCCACCAGCCGCAACATTAAATGACAAACGAGCAGATGCCGAACCATAACCACCAATAATGTCAGCGTAATTAGTGCCAGCCGCCCTAAAAACAATTTGACCTGCTGTGCTTGCTCCAGAACCTGCATTGTTAAGGCGTAAAAGTTCAAGCGTTGCACCATTTGATGTACCAGCAACATCAAGTTTTACCGCAGGACTACTTGTACCAATACCCAGACCTGTGCTGGTTAGGCGCATTTGTTCTGAGTTGTTGATATACGAAATAGCCGCAGTAGGTGAATACCACTCACCAACACCCGCAGAAGACAAGCCAACACGAATACCATTGGTTGATGCAAGACCAGTAGAACCATTGGCAATTTGTTGGTAAACAGCGTTCGCACCGCCTTTATAAATAACAGATTGATGGTTTAAGGTGTTGCCGCCTGTGCCAACTCCAAAGTTAGTTCCGTCAAACCACAGCGCAGAACCGCTTGTAACAACCTTAGAGCCGTTTAAATACGCTACTCCGTTAGCAGTACCTCCAGAGAGGGTTACAGCACCAGAAGCCGCTAATGTTGTGAAAGCGCCAGTCGTAGGAGTTGTAGCACCAACAGTTCCGTTGATGTTGATAGAGGCTGTACCAGTTAAGTTGGTTACAGTACCACTAGCAGGAGTTCCTAAGATAGCCCCATTACCCAATGTAGCTACACCAGTAACATTTAATGTGCTAGATGCCGTCAGAGTAGTAAACGCACCTGCCGCAGCAGTAGAAGTTCCAATAGGTCCGTTAAACGAGTCACCAACAGCACCAGTCTGAAAGTCTTTCAGTTGAGCCATCAACTCACGGATAGCATCATTAATACCACTAGGCGCACAACCCTCATTTATGTTAATTCCATCAATGTCAGTATTGTTGGCTGGTGTTGCGCTGAACTCACTTATCTTCGTCTTCGCCATTTTGAACTCCTTGTTCGGTTAATCTGATTTTAAGCCTTGGTGGTTGACAAGGCAATTTGTTTATGAAAGAATGTTTGTAGGCTTAGACCTTGGGTGTACCAGACCTTAATAGTTCTAAGCCATAGGCTTCCCCTTGGATGTTTGCACTGGTACTGCGGATGTTCAAGGGGTTTTTCTTTGGTGGATATATGGAAATCACACAGCAATTTCTTCATGAACTTTTTGAGTATCGTGAAGGGCATCTTTTTTGGAAGGTTGACCGCAGAGGAAACAAACTTAAAGGCAAACAAGCCAGCCGACCTAAAAAAAGCAACGGCTATCAAGAAGTAACAATTAACAAAAAGAAATACTACGCTCATAGAATTATTTTCATGATGTTTAATGGTTATTTTCCTGAACAGATAGATCACATTGATGGCAATAGGTCAAACAACTTGATTTCTAATTTGCGTGAAGCAAACAATGCTCAAAACAACAGAAACACAAAACTGAGAGTAAGCAACACTACTGGATTTAAAGGGGTTTATCTTCATAATCAAAACAATAGGTTTGTTGCAAGAATTACAGTTAATTACAAATGTATTAGTTTAGGTTGTTACAAAACTGCTGAGGAAGCCAGTCAAGCCTACAAAAAAGCCGCATTGGAACTACACGGCAGTTTTGCAAGACTTGAGTAGCCATCATTGGATACCTAAAAGATTACGCTGTTCTTGGTCTAAATCTTCAATAGATAATAGACCACGCATGGATGTTGGTGCTACAGCCCTAAATGGACCACCAGTTGTTTGTGGAGTGCCACCATAACGCATCATATTGGCTAAGTCCTCAACGCTACCTCTACGCATATTTGTAGCGGCTACACGAGAACCTGCCGCACCTAAAGCCATTGGAATACCAACAGCAGGAGCCATGACAGTTGCGCCACCAGTAAACAAACCGCTTACAGGTCCAGTTGGTGCAAAACGACCAAAGAACTTCAACATATTTTGAACATTACCACCTTTGGCAGCTTGCTCAATAGCATCTTGTTCTTCTTTAGTAAACAAGCGCATTTTCTTGTCATTTTTGGCAAGTTGACGCAATTGTTTGGCAAGTGAGTTTTCTTCACCAGACTGAGTAAATTTACTCTTGTCTAGCTTTGCCTCGTTAAGCATATCCTCAAAGACTTCAGACTTCTTCATTCTTGAATAAGCGTTACGAGCCTCAGACCACAATTGACCTGCGTTTTTCATGTCACCAGAAGCAATAGAGTCTTTTGGAACAGTCATCAAATAATTGTCGTAGTCATCCAAAAGGATAGATGCAATTCGTCTTTCTTCTGGGTCAACACTTTTTTGACCACCACGAATCATCTTACGCAAAGCCTGTAGTTCAGTCCAATCTTTAGGCTGAGTAGTAGATGTAAGTTCCTCAATAGCACCAGAAATCTTTGGATATGCTTTTGGCGTATAACCTTCTTCTCTCAAACCTTTTGCAATCTTATCCATTGAGTTAACAAACTCATCAGTTTTTAGTTGCACACCAGATTGTTGCAATTGGTTATATCTATCTGTGGCAATTTTGTCTAATGCCTGAGTAGGTAATGCTTGCTCTTTTTGAGGACGCTTAACGCTACCAACAGCACCTGTTCCAAGTGTTGTAACCGCACCATACAAAGGATTTCCAGTAGCTTCTGTAACTGTTTGACCAGACATAACAGCAGTAGGAGTCACAATCGCTTGTGTCTTAGGGGCTACAGCGAGTTGCTCTGTAACACCACGAGTCACAGGAGAGGCAACAGTAGTAGATGCTTTAATCAATGACCAACAACTCTCTCAGTTGGTGTTTGTGTCTCTGGCGCAGCAGGTACACCAGAACGAGTCATCAAGTTTTGAATAGCTTGAGATGCTGGCATCAATCGCTTTTCAGTAAATGGAGAAGCAATTACATTTAATAACGCATTAACAGCATCAGCAGCAGGGACAGCCATTGAGCCTACAAGCGCACCCAATGGGCCACCATATGAGCCAATCTGTGCGCCAGCCAATGTAGGAGCAATAGAACGATATGCTAACCCTGCACCACGCTCAAATGATTCTTTAAGTGTTGGAGATTTTAGTTGAGCATTTTCCAACTCATACCTGCGTCTAAACTCAAATTCTTCTGTTTCATCCATGATTAACCCTTTTTACCTTGTTGGCTAACCCAATTTTGATAGCGCTGCTCTTTAGCAGGGTCATATTGGAATGGAGATGTTTCAATTTGCTGTTTTGGTACAACTGGCGTAGGTATTGGTACAGTAATTTCTTTTGCCGCACGACCAGAAGCAACTTCAGCAGATTTAAGCAAGTTAGCAAGACGATCTTGTTTAGTCTTAATTGTTGCTGCACTATCACCCATTTGTGGGAAGAAAGACTTTTTATATCCAGCCAACTGTTCACGACTATATGCCGCACCAGTTCCTAATGTCAAAGCCGCATCAAGAATATCCTCTTGTGCCGCCTCAACAATTTGACGCTGTTCGGTGTTTATCTTGTTTGGCAAAAAGTCTGTGCGTGAAGCAAAACGAGCAATTTCAGCCGCTGTGTTTGGCATAGCCGCTTTAGGGTCTAAACCAATTGCTTCATTCATTTGTCCAACGCTGAAGTTCAAACGACTAGCCAATGTTGCGGCTTTACGCTCACCTTCATTTGGCATATTGATTGTTGTACTTGGACGCTTTTGTTCTTGCAATTTAATATAAGCCGACTTTTCAGTAGGCGTTAATTTATTAAAGTCTTGGAACTCTTTAATAGAAGCCGCAGGTGCTTCTGGTGCTGTGTAAAGAACAGACATATTGTCTTTATCAAGAACAACATTGCCGACTGTTACAGTATCACGCTTCTTATTTCCAGCAACTAATCTTGGCGGCATACCAGCAGAAATCTCATAAAGCGCACCATTTACCTCTTTGTATTCTGGTTGCAAGTCTTTAAGCGCTTTTCTACCTTCTGGTGTAGCCATCAATTTAGGTGCAAGTTCAGCCATTCCAAGACCTGCCGCTTGAGGCATATTTGGTCCTGCAATCTCTTGACCCATGATGTTAGTCAATGGTGTTTCAGCAAATGTCTCTGGACGATATGCTTTTGCAATTAAGTTTTCAACACCTTGCTGACGCATCAATGCTTGTTGCTCAGCTTCTTTCTTTTTCTTGAGTTCTTGCAGTTGATAGTTTTGCAATTGGCTTTGCATAACATCAGTCATGCCGCCTTTGTAGGCTTTCTGCCCAGCTTGCAAACCTTCAATAATAGACTGACCAGTATTTCCACCTTGGAACAATCTACCTGCTAGGGCATACAAGGCTTGTGCTTGGGCATCGTCACGATTACGCTGAATGTCAGCAGTTGACATACCCAACAGACCTAATGTGTCTGCACCACCTGTGCCAAAAATATCTAATAATCCAGCCATGATTTATTCCTTAAGGTGTACCAAACAAGGCGTTCCATCCCTTACTGAGCCACCCAGTATTCTTTTCTAATCCACCCAATGCAGCCGCACCACCTAATAGGGTTTGCAATGTAGACGCATCAGCAGCACCGCTTGCTGTTGTTTGAGCAACACGACCTAATGGGTTGCCGTAAACCAATGACAGATAGTTCTGCAAATTCTGTTGAGGTTGGTTTTGCAAGAAGTTAAATCGAGTCATGTCAGCTTGTTGCTGTGCGCCTGTATAACCCTCACGAGCCTGACCTGCCGCCAACATATTCTGAATGTCTTGGTAGTCAGCTTGAGCCATCTCAGGTGCAGCCATCGTAGCCGCTTGCTGGCGACCACGCTCTGCCTCGTAGTTCTGATAAGCCAAAGTTCCAGCAGTATCAGCCAAACTCTTAGCAAACTGACCACTCGCACGATCTTGTAGGGTCTGCATTGCACCACCACCATAACGACCTGCACGAGAAGCCGCAGAACCCACATCACCTAATGTCTGCTCAAACCTAGACTGAGCCGCTTGAGCCGCAGGTTGAAACGCACCCTGAAAGAATGGATTGCCTTGCAAGAACCCACCAGAGATAGTGTTCTGAAGTTGTCCTTGTGCAGACGAAAGTAAGGGATTACCCTGAGAAGCACGAGCCTCTAAAGCCTGAATACCAGTTTGAGTGGTTTCTGAGGGGCTTACATAAGTCTGACCAGAATAGTACTGAGGGCCACCGCCTTGGTACAGCTTTTGTGCCTCAGTCAAACCATAAGATAAGAATGGTTGGATTGTTGGGTCAATTGTGGATGTGGTAGTAGTCGCCATCTTTTACTCCTAGAGTTTCGGATTCCAAGATGGGTCATCCACGGAATCCATTATAAATTGAAAGTTAACCAATAACAACATATTTGTATGTCTTATTAGCAGTTGAGTTTGCAAAGTGAGAAATCGTAGCCGTTCCCTGTCCAACAGAACTAGCATAAATGTTAGTCAAAGCAGAGGGCGAAATGTAGTTCATCGTGGTAATCAAAGACGCTGTAGATGGGTAGTTTGTTCCAGCAGCGTAGGCTTGCAGACTTACCAGAACATTGTCTGTCTCCCACCAAAGTTCCACATAATCATTGGCGTTTAGGCTTAGATAATAGTTCCACCCAACCAAAGCACGACCATCTACTGAGCCATGCTTGCTAGGTACAGCAAAGAATCCAGTTGAGCCAGTAAGGTTAGTTCCATTAACCTTAATCCAAACCCTCACATCGTGATCTTGGGAGTCGGTATTCTCAAACTGACCAGACCATTGGAAGTTATAAAGACCTGTGTTCTTGACATTCATCCTAGAACTGTTAGACAGCGTTACACCATTAGAAAAATCTGTGGTGTCCATTGTCATGGCGTAAGCCGTATTTGCTGTGGCAGCAGTCTGGTCAACAAGGCTCTGAAATGCCCCATAAGGCATATAGTCTGTAAAAGCCGCAGCAGAGGCTGGCACAAACAAAATAACGCTATCTCCACCAATCCTTCTATCATCCAAAGTGGTAGTCGTAGCACCACCAGTAGCCAAGGTCAGCGAACCAGTATTATTGGTCTTGCCATCCATGATGCCACGCACAACTTCAGCAACCTGACGCTGATCTCCACCAAAAGGAGGTAGGCTTCTAAACATTACCTAACTCCCTGACCTTGGAATTCAACATCCAAAGCAACAGCAGTTTTCCATTGACCAGTAGGAACAACCTGAAACTGGTGATAGTTTCCATTACCCCTTAAAGATACCCTGTTATCAGAGTCAGCCGCTACAGCAGTTCCAAAGCTAGGTTGCTCACTTAAAAGTGTCCTAGAAGCCACAGAAACAGTCGCAGAGCCTCCATCAATCAAAGGTCTAGCCAATGTGACTACCGATCTTCCACCAGCGTTTAAATCGCCAGTTACGATGTTTGCAGTAGCGTTAGCCCCGTTATAGGTCACAACATAAGCACCACTCGTACCACCAAGGAAGTACTTACCACCCATGTACAAGATAGAGTCCAGAGATACTGTCAAAGCATCAATGCTTGCTGAGATTGAATCTAATCCCTCAAGCGTAGTTGCAGAGGTAGAGGCATCAGAGATATAGTCAGTACCTGCATCTCCATAAGTCCACTTTTTAGTGTTGAAGTTATAAATAACCAGTTTACGCTGTGCAAATGTGGTTTTAAAGTTCCAGATAACTAACTTGCGTACAGGGTCAACAGCCGATGACATGGAGTCAAAGCCACTCTCATCTGCATTGGCAAAGAACCAACGATCTACCTTCTCTGAACCAATAGCAGTAACTTGCTGACCATCGCACAGATAAAAACCATCGTCTGACAAGAAAAAGGTTACACCTTGGACTTGTGCAATAGAACCAGCAGCGATGCAACCCTTACCACGAGAGATATTGTCAAACTGGAAGATAAATGGAGTGCCGATATAACTCATGCGAGAGATACCTTTTTCCATCAAGACAAGACCAAACTCACCACCACGAATCCCAACAATCTGACCACCATCAGGAATGTCCTGAAAGTCAGCTTGCGTTACTTGGCTAGAACCCCATGTAGTCTCATCATTGATTCCTGACCAACGAACACGAGCAGGGTAAACAGTAGAACTCTCAGTCGTCAGCGCAGTAACCACAAAGTCACGAACTACTGTCAAAAACTTACACTTTGGCGCACTACCCGATAAATCAGCAAATGCTGTAGAAGTTCCCAAAGTAAAAACTTGTATTGGGTCACTATTGTTAGTCCCAATAATCGCATTACCAAACTGAGTAAACCTAAATCTATCACCAGAGGCGTTAGGTGTGTATCCACCTGTCTTAGATACATTGGTCAAAGCACCAACACCAGACACATCAAATATCTTGGTTGAGCCAGCAGCAAACAGTTTTGTTGCGTTTGCAGGGGTTTTACCTGCTACCAATGTAGTCAAGTTTTCAGAAGCAGCCGCAGAGAATGTAGCCGCTGTGGGGAATGGGCCATAACCTAAAGCCTGAGAAACCACATTCTTAGCATCCACCAAAGCACCAGAGATGCTAGGTTGGTCAGGCATCCATTCACCAAATACTAATTTTGTCGTAGCCATGTATTACTTCCTTGAGCCTGAATTGACCATGTGTTGTCATTAGCTGATACTGGTGTCCAAGTATTTGTGTCGCTAGAAACAACAGTCCATGTGTTTGAGTCTGTTGATACAGGAGTCCAAGTGTTGTCATCCTCTGGTACTGGTGTCCAGTTCTCGCCAATAATCACACCCTTTGCTGTGATCGTAACCGTACCAGATATGCTTGCAGAACCAGCGTAGTCAGCAATAGCATTAGCCACCACATTAGCCGTAGCCTCTATGCTTGCAATACCATTTTGTATTCTGATTGCGTCAGCAGTTACAGTAGCAGTTGCATCTATGCTTGCCAAACCATTCTGAACACGAATAGCAGAGGCGCTTACAGTTGCGTTTCCTGTGATAGAGGCAACACCTTCAGCAACAATTCCACCATTGGCAGTAACAGTTGCTTCACCTGTAATAGAGGCTACGGCATCCTTGATAATTCCACCAACAGCAGTTACATCAGCATTTCCTGTAATGCTTCCAGAAGCAAACTGAACCCTTGTCGCATCAGCAGTAACAGTCGCATTAGCGTCTATCGAGCCAGAGCCAAACTGAACTCTCGTAGCATCGCATGAAGCACTTGCAGAGCCTGTAATGCTTGCACTAGCAAACTGAACCCTGACAGCATCAGCCGTAACTGTTGCTGTTCCATCTACTGCCCCACTACCAAACTGAACCCTTGTAGCATTGGCTGTAACGCTTGCAGAAGCGCTAACAGACCCATAGGCATCCCATAGGGTTACTGAGGTTGTGTAAAGTGGACTATCGAGTGTGAGTGTTAAGTCATCAATGCTAGACTTTAAATTGTCTAGCGAATCAATTGTCCACGGTGGCAGTAAATCAGCCATCTCACGCCAATGTGACGCTCAATGAACCAGAGGCAATGCGAAACACATCACCAGTTGCAATGGTCTTAGACGCATCTAAGGCTGTGTGATACAGCAAGTTACCAGCAGTAGAGGCATCACGAATACCGATATGGGTAATCGTTCCCCATGAGCCACCAGCTTGAGGAAACTCAACAGCCGCAGAGTTGGTAGTCGCACCATTGCTAGGCGCACCAAAGGTCACAGCCTGACGAGCATAGCTAGTACCAGAACACTCAGTTCCAGTATCAGCATCTGTTGGGTCAGAGGTATAAAGTGCCACATAAACAGTTGTTGGTGCTGTGTAAGCGGTTGCTCGTAGCGTTACATTGATTAACGCATTTTCGAGGTAGTTGGACATTTCAGCCATAGTTTCACCTTGCAGTAAGTTTCATTGCTAATGGGACACCAGAGTACTGAGTATTCTCATCAGACTTGGTAAGGGAGGAGATCGCTCTGTCATACATAGTTCCCCATGTATTAATTCGAGCATCGTTCATCAAGTAAGGCTCGGCCTCAATCAATGCAGCATAAAGTAGCGCATCAGGAGCAACATTTAAGAACACATTAGATGTATTTGCGTTAGACAGATATGCTGGCGCAGAGTAATACAAAAGCCTGAGTGTATAAACACCATCAGGAGGAGGCGACATTAAGAACTCGTTAGCCAAGATCGTATAAGACTTAGGAACACCAACTTCTGATGCTCTGGGGTCATTAGACAACGCAGATGGGCTAGAGTAACTCAATGGCTGAATTGGGTTTGTCAGTACGACAAAATCACGAATCTGTATGAAGTCGCTAGGTACTTCAACAGTTGAATCGCCAGATACTGTAGCAGTCGTTACAGACTTGAGCATCTGACGAATTCTTAGTTCTCTGCGGAGGCGGTTCTCAGCAAAGGTAATGAAGTCTGGAATCTGGCTAGTCAAGTCTGATCTAGCAAGGTAACCTGCGATAGAGGTCTTTAAGTCAGAGTAAGTTGCGAAACTCATACTACTCCTGTTCTAGTGCGCCATGCACGATTCATTGGGTCATTTAACCAAGCAGCAAAACGCTTGTCATCAAGAACAGCAAAACCTCGCATGATTCCAGCTTTGTTCAAGTCATCAATAACTGTCATTGGGATAGAGGCAACCTTATTGCCAAACAGTTGGTCAGACCATCTTGCTCTTTCGTCAAACGAGTTATATTCTTTTTTGTTCTGCTCAACAATGTCAGACACATCCTGACGAGTTTGAATAACGATGCCACCTTCGCCATCGGCATGAACAGCAGTTTGTCTAATGTTTTCCATAGTGCAATTCTATCAGTTTGCCTAGAAAAGAAAATGCCCCAGAGGTTTAAGTCTGAGGCATTTTTCGGGGTTACACCAGATTAGGGTGTGAGGTCAGCCAAAATGCCGTGAGCAGCTTGGTTCTTAACTTCCAAGGTGAACTCAGCCAACAATTGTGTAGTTTCATTGTCGCCAGTAACAGCCAACTCGTTGGTCTGGAATGGGCGCAGATAAGCAATAGCGGCCATGTCAGGGTCAACAATAAATGCAACATCATCACATGAGTTGGTAGAAGTCATAAAGCGGTTAGGCACAACAGAAACTGTACCGAAATCGCTCAAATAGACATCAGCCGCACCAATGATGGTAGTAGGAGCATTGGATGGGGCCATGAAACGCTGTGCAGCGATACCAGCAAAACCAGACACCAATTGCTTGTGTGCAGGGTTGACCATCAACACTTTGGGATTGCCACCAGAAGCGTAAACTTCACGGATAACAGTCTTCAAGATGTCTTCTGTGAAAGTGCGGTTAGTGCCGTTGGTACGAGCAGTAGTGCCCAAGTCACCAGCAACACCAGAAGTGCCACCATCATAGTTGCTGTTCAACCATGCTTGCAGACCACCCAATTTGCGAGCAGTAGAACTGTTGCCGTTAGCAGCAGTCTGGTTGCTCAACAGGGTTGTTTCCATGTCACGCTTGATTTCGCTAGAGGCTTTAGCCAACTGATAAGCCTTTTCAGACTTACGACCAGCCTTGTCAACGCTCTGCAAAGTGCCAGAGATTTTGACAGTCTTCTGGGCGATCTGAGTGCGGTTGCCAACACGAGTGGTTGGAGACATGGTAGCGTCAGATGCTGTTGCACCCTCGACTGCGTAGTTGTCCAAAGTAGCAGCAGCCAAGCTGTCTGTCTGCCACTCGTGCAGAACAGCAGTAGCCTTAGTCTTGCCAATGGAAGACATGAATGGAACATCTGTTGGTGAAATCGAGTAGATAACATCCGAAAGGTCTTCTCTCATACCGATAGCGGTATATGTTTGATAGGTAGCCATTTTAAAACTCCAAAATTAAAAGAATCGTTCAAATGCTTTGGCAGCGTCTGAGACTTTTCCTGTCTCACGCAACCTTTGCATCGCCTGTTTATCACTTGACGACTTAGTAGGAGGGGCAGAAGTTCCTGATCGCATCATCTTAGGAGCAGCTAAAAGTTTCTTGTTTACCTCTGGCTTGCTCTTTTGAAGTTGCTGATACTTCATCCCGTTATACAAAGTCACCACAGCACGACTGTCATATAGTTGACCGAGTTCTTGGTCTGTCCACCCAATAGACTTCGCATAGTCACGGATTTGTTTCCGAACCGCATCACCCTGTGGAGTGGCTAACTCAGGAATCAAACTGGTTAACTTCTCAGACTCTTGACGGAGATGGTTTTGCAGAGAGGCCTGTTGCTCAGATTGTTGCTGTTGGGCAAGTCTTTGCTGTTCATTCCTAACTACTGCTAATTGCTTCTCTCGCTGACTCTGTTCAGCAACCGCCACGGCATAGCCAATGGGGTCTGTT